TACATCCCGTCCGAAGCTGAGCTGGTCTCGGTGCGGTGGATGTTGACCTGGGCCTCATAACCCCAAGCGGCGCCAATGGCCTTCTGCGAGTACCCCTTGTACTGCGCGTGCGCGTTCGTGGCCACGGTCAGGATAGAGCCTGCGGTGGTTCCGAGCTGCAGCGAGTTCGCGAACTCGGTACCGATCGCGTACTTGTTCATTTCATCAGCGACGGACTTGGCAACGGCGCGGTACCCGATCTTGAGAACAGGATCTTCGTCCTCGAGCATTGCGTACAGCAAGCCGTTCGCGTTGACCGTATCCGTGGCCATGATGGCCTTGATCCCGCGATCGAGCTCGAAGCTGTCGCACTGGTACGCGAACAGGCCTGTCGGTGTGCCGGCGAAGATACCGAAGCGGATACCGGTTGCGGTCTCCGTTGGGTACGTGAGCGTGCCCACTGGAGTTGTGGTGGCGCCTCCGCTGAGCTGGAACGCACCGGTGAGGTCGTAGGACAGGAACATGGGTGCCAGGATCTTGTCCGCCTTCATCGACCAGGTTCCACGTACGCCGGACATGACGTAGCGCAGTTCCGTGGTTCCGTCCTCGGACAGCACACCGATACCGACGGTGAGGCTGACGGTCGAGACCGGCGAGCTGGAGTAGGTGACGCTGGTGCTGGCGACGACGGTCTCCGACATCCAGCACGCCTTCAGCAGAAGTCCGTACGCAGGTGCGGTGCCGGCAGTACCGGAGCCGAACGTGCGGTGTGCGAACTTCAGGCCTGCAGGGACCTGCCCGGCGACGTCGGCGATGCTCTGCTGCGACGGACCCATGGGCTTGCGTGCGGCAAGCTCGGGCTTGGTCTCCATCGATACGTCGTGCGCTTGCACGAGTACGTTGGCGGCCGCGAACAGCGTAGCATCTGCAATGGCAGTGCCTGGGGTGACTTCGACAGCGGCGTAGACGATCGCGCGCTTGGCATGGAAGATGAGTGCCATGACGTGTTACTCCTTGGTCTTGGGTGTGGGTGTGGGCGCAGGTGCCGGAACAGGATCCGGTGCCGGTACGGAGACACCGAGCAGGCGCTTGAGTTCCGCCTTGAGCACGTCGCCTTCCATGTCGAGCAGGTACTTCAGATTGTCGGCGGCCCAGCGTGTACCGTTGGATTCGACGAAATCGAGAACAGCGTTGGTGATGGCCATGTCAGGCTCCTATGCTTGAGTGTTGTACCAGACGGTATCTTGAGTTGAATCGGTCCAGATATGTTCGTACCTGTACTCGATGTCCAGCTGCACCGCCAGGTAGCTTCCGGACGTGAGAGGAAGCAGGTTGTAGTGCTTCGCGGTAACGCGCGCGTCCAGGACATTCCCGCCGAGGCTGATGTCGTAGTAGAGCGCACGTACGAGATCTGCGATCAGTGCTGCAGCTTCGGCGATGACGTTCGTGACGTCCTTCACCGGCTTGATCGCACCCACACCGCCAGGCACTGCGTACACCAACGTGGCTGACGTGGACTCATCGAGCTGCAACCGTTCAGCTTCGACCCAGGTGCAGCACTGCGGGAACAACCCATTCGTCGGGATCGTGGAGATGTCGAGCTTGTTGTGTACGATCTGCTTCGGAGACCAGTTGTAGAAGTAGCCATTGTTGGTGTTTCCGGCGCCGAGTACGTCCTCGAAGGCCTGCAGCCCGCGGAGCACGATAGGTGTCATCCAGGTGATGGCTCCAGCAGCTACGACCGTAGTCACACCATCACTGATGCTGAGGTCGACAGTGTCATAGCCCCAATCGTACACGCCATTACTGACGCGCAACGGCCACTGCGCGGTGACGGTCGTAGGATTCACTACAACCACACCGGTGCACGCCAGACCGCCCACCAGGACGGTCTGGACCGCTCCCAGCGCGGTGCCGGTGATCGTGATCGTGCCCTGTCCGACGGGTGAGATGCGTGATGGGGTGACGCTGGTGATGATCATACGTATCCCGCCACGGTGAACGCGAGTGCTGCATCGAGGGTGCGAGTCATCGTGACCCACATGTTGTACGCACCGAGCCTGGGCTCAATGTGGACACTGTCGACGAGTTTGAACAGTGGAACAGTCTTGCCATCACCCTTCGCCAGGTGTCCGAACCAGATGTTGTTGATCGGGCTGACGTGCCCGCCGGCTTTGATGGCTTCAGTGGGTGTGATCTTTGGTACACCGGTTGGGGTCTGGTTGAACAAGATCGGGATCCACAAGTGCTCAGCTTTGACCGGGACGATGTCTCCACCGTTCTCCTGGATCCAGCCGTAGCCGTGCTTCCCGTTCTTGTCCGCTGCAGGACCTGCGAGCCAGTTCGTGGTCTCGATGCCGTTGCCGGTCTCTTGGGTCATCGTGAGCCATCCCGTAGCCAGCGCGCCGCTCCTGCGGTTGACGCCTGGGCGGCCGGACATGCGCTCGATGATCAGGCGGGAGTTGAACTCGTTGCCGTGCTGCTGGAACAGTTTGAACACGTCCCGATGCAGACCATCGGGATCCTTCGACTTCCCGGGTTCGACAAGGAATTCGAAAGGCATCAGTACCCTACGCCGTAGTACTGGTAGTTGTCGCAGGCGTCCTTGAGCGTCTGCAGCACCTGGTACTCGCCCATGTACGTGGTCATGGCGGATCCGGTGGTGGTGCTGTGCTTTCCAGAGGACTTGCGCCGCTCGTAGGCGTACACGACCTGGCGAATGACTTCCGCCTCGAGGGACGGGAAGTTGTTGACGATGGACTCTTCCAGGACCGGACCGAGCGTGATCGTGTTTCCGGAACCGAGCTCCAGGACATCACCCTCGTCGAAGGTCAGGATGTCTGGTTCGAAGTTGATGGTCTTCGCTGTAAGGTCGACGTTGGTGATCTTGATCGCGGATCCGTTCGACTGCTCGTACACCGTGGTGGACGCAACAGGAGTTCCGGTCGAAGATGCGATCGTGTACTTCGTGTCGATGGTGTGGTAGGCGTAGCCAGCGATGTGCTGCATGCGGTACGTCTTCACCGGTGCGTTGTAGATGCTCGGGTAAGGAACCAGCAAACGGATACGTCTACGATCCGGATCGACAGTGAAGTCGTTTCCCTCGAAGAGCTGCGTGAAGCCGTTATCACCGAACACACCCATCGGATCATAGTCCAGACGGATGACGCTGCGGATGGGTACGTGTTGTGGGAACAAGTACGTACCACCGGTATTACCCAGAGCATCTGTGAACGTCTCCACCTGCAGTGGGACGTTGATGTAGCGCTCAACGATCTGCGAAGTCGACGCCAACTCCCGAGCGAAGTCACGGCGTGCCTGCTTGGTGGTCTCGTTGAACGAACCATCGAACAGATCAGCTGCGTGGAGACAACGCTCAAGAGTCGACATCAACATCTGCAGGCCGCCTTAGTTACCGAACGCCAGGTAGTCGGTTCCGCTGACGAAGGTCGACGGAGGCGACACCAGGAGCTGATACGGGGTGTAGATCGCGGCCACGGTGGCGTTGGTGCCGGTGGTCGTGAGGACGATGCGGATCGTGTCGTGTGCGAACAGGTCGGTACCGATGCTGATCGCCTTGGCGCCGGCCGCCGAGAACACCAGGCTGGCGCCGGTGTAGTCGGAGTACGAGCTTCCGTCGTCGTCGGAGTACTGCAACTTCGCAGTCACAGTGCCTCCACCGACGGATCCGACAGCGACGAGGAAGGCGGCTTCGACGCCACAGATCGACTGACCTGCGAGCGTGATCTTGCTGCCGTTCACCGAGCTGGCCGAAGCCACGGTTTGAGGGGCGATGGTCACGACCGGTGCAACACCGGCAGCGAAGTTCTGAGAGTTCACGGACATGAGATGTTCTCCTGAGTGGGATGGAAAGGAAAGAAGGGAGCGGCGTTTTACCGCTCCCTAGGAGGATCAGGCTCCGGTGGCCAGGGCGGCGCGTGCGTCGAGGGCGACGAACAGCTCCGCAGGCTGACGGTTGATCACGCCGTACTCGAGATCGGCCGCGAGTGCGATCGCGTTGCGCTCGAATGCGGACAGACCCTGAACGACAGCGGTGTCGCTGACCTTGACCTGGATGCCACCCCAGGTGTACACGTTGATGTTGTCGAACTGACCGAAGAACACGTCCGAGCAGTCGCTGGACGTGCCAACGGTACGCCCAGAGCGCAGATCGGTGAGGCGGAAGAACGAACGGTCGGCACCCAGCGCAGCCTTGAGGTTCGAATCCGAAGCCAGAGTTCCCTCGGGCGACAGGTTGAACGTGCCATTGCTGTTGATCACGCTGTTCTTCATGTTGCGGATGACCTGCGGGATCGCGAGGATGCTGAACCCGTCGACGCGGCCGTTGGCCTCGGCGATCAGGTCTTCCATCAGGTTCGCGTCCAGGTAGGTCAGGATCTTGCCCGCGGAACCGGCACTGGTGGAACCGGCGTTGCCGAGGTAGACCTTGGCGACGAGAGGATCGTACAGCAAACCGCGGATGGCGCCGTTGTCGCCGGATCCGTACAGCACAGTGTTCTGGACCTGGCGGTTCAGGCTGTACAGCACTTCATCGCCGAAGATGCGCTCGTACTCGGAGGCGCTGAACAGCAGACGCTTGGACAGGAGCCCGGTGGCGCCGACGCGGTGAGGCGTGACGGACACGTTTTCCCAGCCCACAGAGGTACTGATCAGTTGTCCGGTTTCGGAGACGTTGCCGACCGAAGCCAGCGAGGTCTGACGAGGCACGGTGATGTTGCCGGTGCCAGCGGGAAGGTCGATCATCCGGGCGCCGGCCTGGAAGATGGTCTTCTCGTTCGGACGCAGCTTCTTGATCCACTGATCGCCGAGGACCTCGTGGTTGATGAAGACGCCACCGGAAGTGTCCTGGGATGCCAGGGAGAACGAAGCCGCCTTCTCGAGCATGTGCTCGGCGATCTCGCGCTCTTCACCGACGTAGCCGAAGCGCTTGCACGACATGTCGTTCTTGAGGTCAAGACGACCGACGCTGGGCTCGGCATGGTTCGTGGTGGAGAGGTGGTGCGCGGCCATTCCCTTGAGCAGGGCGCCGAGTGCGAGCTTGCGGTCTTCCTCGGTGTTGGCGCGGGCGCCGACGGTCAGGAACGACTTGCGCTCTGCGGACTTCTTCATGTGGTCTTCGATGGCGTTCAGCGACTTGCGCAGCTGAGCGACTTCGACTTCCATTCCAGGTACGCGCTCGAGCGTGACCACTGCGGACTTGTAGTCCTGAGTGAGCTGCTCGATGGTTTCGGGCTTGATCTCGTTGGGCATGATCTTTTCTCCAGGGTTGGTGTTCAGTTGACTTGTGCGCGGGATACGCGCACGTTTTGGACTGCCGCTTCCAACCGCTGGACTTCCGGTCTGGTAGCTGCTTGGTCTTCTTTGTTGGCGTCGCACTTGTCACCGTCGGTGATCACTGGTGCTGCGTCATCTTCGGTGATGAGATCGTCGACATCGTCTTCACGCGCGGGCATCAACGCGCCGAGGATTTCGACGGCGGACCCGATGTACGTAAGCACGGTCTCGAGATCGGAAAGAGAGATGGTGATCTGGTCGTCCTTGACTTCGGACTTGGTGCGGAGCTGACGCATGAGCTGCTTCTGTGTCTGCTCCTGTGCGGCCAGGCGCTGGGACATGCCGAGCAGCATGGACTTGATCTCGGGGTCGACCTGGTTGACGATGTTCGTCACCGATGCCGGCTCCGGAACTGGTGCTGGTGTGGGCTCCAGTGTACGCATGGCCTTCACCGTCATCAACGCCGCCTTGGCTGCAATGGTCCAATCCCCGTACTCGCCGTCCGCTACATTCTCCAGGACCGCGATATCGATCTCGTTGGAGTTGGCGGACTTGGCGATCGCTGTGATCTTGGCCGCATCGTTCATGCCGATGCCGACGAAGCTGACTTCCTTGAGGATGGCCTTGTCCCAGACCCGGCGCACACTCGGTCCGAATGCGGTGACATCGGACTGTGTGGCGCGGTGAGACTGTGCCGGGATGGCGCCGATGCTGACGTCCTTGGCACAGCCGGACTTGTACATCTGGTACGTGAACTCACCGAGGCCGAACTTGTCCAGCTGCTGCGGCAGGAAGAAGGCGTCGATGTACAGACCTTTGTCTGTGGTGTCGACGAAGGCCTGCAGGCCACGTGCGGTGGTGTGTGGCAGCTCCTGCTTGTGATCCATGAACAGAGCGGGGTTGTTCAACCACGCGTCCAGGTCCCAAGCGTCGTAGCGTACAACGTCACCGATGCCGTCAACGGTCTCGTCTGATGCCTTGACACGGATGAACCGCGACGCCACAACCTCGGGAGAGATCTCGTTGGGATCGATGCCGCGCGCGATCATGAGCGCCTCGATCTGCTTCAGATCCAGGCCGGCGTCTGATGCCTTGGTGGCGATGACGCGTGCGGTTTTTGTTTCAGTAGCAGGCATGTTCATTCTCCAGGAGTTGCGCGTGCGTATGCAAAAACTCAGGCTGCGACGAGTACGCAGCGGCAGTTGATCACTTCCGAAGCTTCACCCTCTGGATCGTGCGGCCGACGCAGTCCGTTGCTGAACTTCTGACCCATCGGAATCGCGCCTTGGGCGTCACACTTCTGGTGAGATTCGCGTACGTGGTTGTCGTGGGCACTGATCCAACGCACCTTCTCCACACCGTTCGCGGCCATGATCGCGGAGCGGTAGTCGCCCATGACGTTGCCGAGTTCGGTACGTGCGACAGTGTTGGCGCGGGTGATGGCGTGATCGAACACGGTCTTGACTTCGGCGCGCAGTGCTTCGGCGATCTGGATCGGAGTCGCACCGGCGTAGTCGCCGAGTGTACGCTCCATCGTTGCCTTCAGCTGTTTGCGAGTCGTTTCATTGACATCAACAACATCGCCAAGACGATCAAGTGCGATGTTACGGTGTTCCTCCGGCGCGGTGCCGATCCACCCGGAGATGTCGCCAAGCTCGGACTCCACCTGTGTCTCTGTGGACTTGCGGACGTCGTCGAATAGCGCACGCCAGGACATGCGAAGCTCGGCATTGGACTTGTCGTCGTCTGGAAGGAAGGAGTCAAGGTCGCCGACACCTGGGATCTTCGGTGCAGCTTTCGTAGCCAGTTCGATCCAGATCGAGCGGTCGAGGAGTTCACGTGAGTCCTTGGTTAGGTGACGGCCGGTGTTCATGAAGTACGTGAGCTTCTTCAGCACTTCACCCTGCTGATGCCGTACGCACTTCTGTGTCACCTTGACCATGGAAGGTTCGTGCGGGGTCACGCACTTGGCCCAGATCGAATCCGCCAAAGCGCGACGCTTCTGACTGGCCTGGGACTGGATGCGCTTGACCGCGATGCGGGTCTGCTCCAGCACGTTAATGTACGACTTCTTCGCCACCGGCTTTGCCTGGGCCGACTCCTGCTCGTGTGAGGACTCACCGGCGTCGGTATTGGGCTTCTCCACCACGTCCGGTACCTTCGGCGCCGCAAGGGCGTCTACGGGCTTGCCAGCGAACCCAGCCAAGGCGGGCGGGATCGGCTGTGGCTTCGGCTCGTCCTGGACCTGAAGGATTGTGGAAGCGAGCGTTGGCTTCTGTGACTGCTTGTTCGCGGTGTACGGGATCCCGGAGAACTTGTACGCGGCTTCGGGTGTGTCACCGGTCTCGAGCCTGGCCTTGACCAAGTCCATACGATCCAACGCCACGGCGCGGAACGCGGACAGCGACCACGGATCCAGATGCATGCGAACCGGAAGATCCAAACGACGAAAGAACTTGCGGTTCCAGATGTCGTCGAAACTGAGCATGGCCGGCTCAATCGTACGTACAAGGAATCCGGATTCGATCGATCGTGAGCTTTCCTTGTTCGCGTGCTCGGCGCTGCCGATGAGGATGAGCTCGGGGATACCAAACGCGACACCCACTTGTTGCTCAAGATCACGGCTGTACTCGCGACTGGCGATCTCCGTCAGCTTCAATGAGTCGATCGGCGTCACCTTCCAATCCATCTTATCGCCGGACAGGAACATGGTACGGCCGGCGTTGATCACACCACCGTAGTTGGACATCATCTCCGCTTCGAGTCTGGAGCGGTTGTCTTCCTTGACCGTCTTGTCCGCGGAGATGACCATGCCCGGACGGTTGTCATTGGAGAGCAGCGCCTGCTGGTACAGCAGCACCATCTGCTGCACCTGGGCCGGAAGCGCGGCAAAGCCCGCGGCAGATGCGGGACGGAAGCGCAGGCTTGGATCGAAGTTGAGCATCGCCACGCATTCGTCGTCCTGAACCTGAACCTGGAGTTGGTCGTTGCGCCAGCCGTCAGTGCGGTAGTACTCACCGTCATTGGTAATGCGTTGACCTTGTGCCGTACGCACCCAACCCGAGATCGGGAACAGCAGGATCGAGATCGGGAACCCGTTTGTCGGCCGTCCGTCCATGCCGATACACAGCGCGATCCATCCACCCTGCAGCAGCCTATAGGTCTCGCAGGCGTAGCGCATCTCACCCCACGACATCAAGCTGTTCGGTGCGTCGAACAGCTTGTGTACGGGATCGTTGTCACGGAGTTCGATGAAGTCGGTGTCGTCGGTGGGCGTCACCCAGACCGACTTGGCGGACTTGGTGTAGCTGGCGATGATGTCCGTCGCCCGGTACACAAGCGGTCCCGCGTACGATGCCCCACCTTTCATGGCCCAGAAACGCGGAGGAGCATTGAACAGCGGGTCCATGTTCGGCACCATCGGACCGGACTTGGTCTCGACAGGGGTCA